TTTTTGAGATGTTTTTGCTATAACAGGTATAGCTGTTTTTTGTGCTATTTTACCTGCACCATACAATTGACCTATGGCTTCTGTAATTTTACCTGCTGCCGTTTCTGCTGCTACTTCTTCTGATGCTTTTTCTATTTTACCTAAAGTTGTTTGTTCAAAAGTATCATTGAGTTTACCTGTTAAAGTCTCATCTACTGGTATACCTTCTTCTTGAAAGATATCATATAGCAGTGTCCCAAACGTTACGAGCCCTTTTGGTATTTTTATAGCAGCACTAATACCAGCGCCTGTCAAAGATTCTAAAAGAGATGAGTCTTCCTCTACTTCTTTACCTTGTACTTTGTCTAATATTTTACTTATACCTCTAACTTGCTCTTCTAAAGCAGTGCCTGTCTTGCTGTCTGGAGAAATAACGTTACCAAAGAAAGGAGTTTTTTCTTCTTCTGGAATTGGTTTAGCTTCTTCTAGTAGAGTACCGTCTTCTAATTCTTTTGGAACTTCTTCAATAATTTCTTCTTCCTCAAGTAATCCAAATTCTTTTGGAAATTTAAAAGTGTCCGACATTTAAACTCCTTTCTATTTTTTAGTTAAATTTGGCGGGACCTGAGTAAAATTAGAACCATCAAAAATAAAAAAGTCATCCTCTTCGATTATCCAATATACTTCACCTGTTTCAAAATCTCCTGGTTTTTTTGGTTCTAATTTTTTTAATGTTACTTTTTCACCTGTTTTTTTTGTTTTCGTTACAGGTTTTAATAAATCATATTCTTTACCTTGCACAAAAACATCTTGACCTTTTGATGTAATTTTTGCAAGTTCTGGTTTATTTTTTAATATATTAATAGCTCCTTCTATAGATGTCTTTTCAAGAACACTATATTTTGGATTTTTTTGATAATCTTTATATTTTGAAAGATCTTCTTGTGTTAATTTACTTTTCTCAAGAGCTATTTCACCTGGACTTTTTTGTTTTCTATATAGTTCTCTCATTCCATATACAGGTCTAAACTCTTCTTCTGTAAATTTTTTCCCTGTGTTAGGATTTGTCATATACTGGCCATAACTTCTATAAGCTTGTTGAGCGCTACCTGCTCCTAGTTTTCCTATCAAAGATGCTGTTAGTTTTCTTCTGCCAGCGTCTCTTCTCTCTTGAGCTGCAACTGCTTTGTTTAATGGATCTCTAGTTGCGCCTACAAGTTCTTGTAATTTAGTGCCACCTGCTGCAGTGCCTCCTATTAAATTTTGACCTGTTTGTAATAAAAATTGTGTTAATGGATTTCCTAAGGGACTAGATCCTGCCCCTGAAATAGCATCAATTAAATTTACCCTTTGTTGAATTCTTCCAAGATCACCTTTTAAGTCGTCGGAGATGCCTTTTTCTGAAAAGGATTCTCGAGGCTTGATACCGGTCATAACACCTTCCATGACTTCTCCGCCTTTTCTAAACATTGGTCTTTTTAATGTTCTACTCATATTAACTAAATTTTATTTGTGTTGGCGATGGATTAATTAATCTGTAGATACCAGCTAGTGTTGATGCTGTTCCAAGTCCTGTAGCTAACGGAGATGGTGTTGCTGCTGGTGGTAAAATATTTTCTCTACCAGGGTATCCTGCAATTAATTGTGTAACACCAGAACCAAACTGTTGTGCTGCTTCTAGTGGTTGTAAAGCTTGTCTTGATGCAAGCTGTTGTTGCGCTGTTAAACCTTGTTGAGCTCTCGCTGCTTGCTGCGCGCCTAAACCTGTTAAGCTTGCAATCTGTTGACCTAATAATGCAGGTGATTGTTGTGCTAAATTTAATTGACCTGCTCCTAAAGCCTGTTGTTGACCAAAAGCTTGACCGGCTAATTGTTGAGCTGTGCCAAAACCTTGTTGTAATAATTGTGCTTGTAATGCTGCTCTGTTTCTATCTGATGCCGATTGATACTCTGCTCTCTCTACACCTTCTCTTCCGCCGCCAAATGCTCCAGCAGCAACTGCTCTTGCAGATAATGCGGGTAAGCCTCTTTGTGTTTGNCTGTCAAACTCTGTTAATGTTGTGTCAATAACATCTTGTTGATACGGAGACATATAAGATTGATAAGCAGTTGGACTTACTAAATCTTTTGCTCTTGTTTGTGCCGCAGCTGCTTCGTTTAAGAAAGGTTGAAAACTACCAAGACCAGAAGCTAAACCTTCTGCTTGTGTTGTTAATGCACCAGGTCCAGCAACAAACTGTGGACCCATGATAGTAGAAAGATCTGTAGTTTTAAAACCACCAATGGCTTTTGTTAGATCATCTAAATATGTTTTTGCACCAGCTTCTATAAACTCTGCTGGGGCTGTTCTTACTACTTCTGCCATTATACTTTTCCTCCTGCTTCTAGCATCTTCATTTGATCGTACATTCTTTGTGCGCCTAGTTCTACGTTACCACCACCCATGCCTCTTACTGCATCAGCTGTCATAACAAATTCATTATTAGATAACATAGCTGGAATGTCGTCTTCTTTTTCTTTTATACCAACAGGTTGTATAAATCCACCAGTTTCTCTAAGATCTAGCTCTTTAACACCTTTTGGATTTTGTCTTACAGGTAGTCCCTCGACACCCGCTGCTTGCATAGCGTTCATGCTTGCCGTATCCATTTTACCACCTATAGCAGCTAAACCTCTTGTTTCTTTAATTTTTTTACTACCCATCTCTGGTACAACTTCTTGTAAAAACTCATCAAAGTCCATTGTTGGAGGTATAAGACCTTTTTTCTTCATTTCTAGATATGAATCATAAGTATCTGACATTGCTTCGTTGTATCCATAAGATGCTGTTTTTATTGGGATGTCTTCTTCAATTCCAAAGTCTCCTGGTCTTGGTCCAAAAGGATTTACAGGTTGTGTTGTATCTGGTGGTAACACTGGACCTTCAGCTCTAAATTTATTCATTAATCTATCTATTTCATCTTGTAATTCTTGCATTTCATCTGGATTTAATTCTTTTACAGGTTTACCAAATAATTGTATAGCTATAGCATCAGACTCATCTCCTAATCCTGAAGCCATTTTCATAATACCAGACTCACCTGTACCACTTGCATAACCTACTCTGCCACCTACAGCATACTCAGATGTGTTAGCTATAACAAAATCTACTAACTTGTTGTTCATACTGCTCTGAATTTGTATCCGCAGTTGGTGGATTTAAATTTCTATAATATTGTTCTAAATATGTTGATGGATCTCTGGCTAATTCTTCTTCAGCTTGTTCCTCTGTCATACCAAGTTCAGTTGTTAAAAATGTAGATACTAATCCTAGTGTAGCTAGTTTACCTACGTTACCTTTTAAAGCACCACCAAAAATACCACCTACAGTTTCTTTACCAATTGCTTTTTGCATCGCAGGGTTAACTGCTTTTGGTAGAAAACCTGAACTAGCTAATGTAGCACCAATACCTTTAGATCCAAATAAGCCCATTGCTGGTCCACCAAAAGATGCTCTTCCAAATAGACCACCTATTTGTGTTCCCGGTATACCAAATGCAGCTGCTCCTATCAAAGCAGCTTTACCTACATCAGACTTTGCAATATCTTTTACGCCTTTAGTAACTTTTTTAACGGCTTTTTTAATACCACCAAGTATAGCAGGTTCTCTAGGCACGACATCCATGATGCCACCACCCATGTATAATTGTCTTTTCATCTGTCCTCTTGATATTGTCATAATTTAGCTAAATTGTTATAGGCAGGCATAAAATCCTGTGTTTTCCAATCTACTTGGTTTTACCTAATAAATCAAGGCTTGGCATGATGACTTTAATATCTCTTCGTATATCTACTTCTGGCACTCCTTTTGCCTTCCATTCTTCATCATTTTTGTATACTTCACCTGTTTTTAAATTAGATATTGTCTCAATAATCTCTTTTGGCTTTAATACTTGCATTACGTTGTTACCTCTCTTGGCTGTATTTCTAATATAGAAGCTATAACGTGCAGCTCATTCGCGTCAGAAGCTTGTACTTTTAGTATCTCACTTTCTTCCATAACAAGAGGTTGGGTTAACAACTCAGTTGTTGCATTAGAAGCTATAGCTTTAGTTTTAAATAAACTAAATATAGTGCCGCTAGCGTTAACTAACGTTACTGTTAAGTTAGCTCCTGATCCAGCGTCTTCAGAAACTAGTATTGATTTTACAACTGTTGTTGTTGCACTCGGCACTGTGTACAAAGTTGTAAGATCTGTTGTAGTTAAATCTGCTTTTTTATTTTTAAAACTATTAGACATTAATTTAAAAAGAAGTTTTGTGCGTCTACTTCATCCTTTAATTCTTGTTGATATGTTGTGTTTAATTTTTGCACTATCGCATCAAGATCTCTAACCTGTGCATCAGCAACATCTTGTCTATACACTTGTGAAGGTCTTGTTAATATTTGTACAATTTTTGCCATTATCTTCTTCCGTCTGGTTGTATATCTAATCTAAAGCCACCAAGTTTCCAATTTTGTGATGACCCTGTATTTGCTATCTTTAAAGATACCGCTCTTGCTCTGGCTCTTGTATCTACTTTAGTTGTAGCCGACGTAATTGTAAAAGGACCAAGAGGTGAACTTGATTGACTACTATTAGAAAAGTTTCTTAAATTTAATGTAACTTGTGTATTTCCTGTTTGAGATAAAAAGTCTGGTATAAATCTTCGTATCTTTGCAAAAAACTCACCATCGCCACCTTGACTTATATCAAAGTCTCCGGATTGTATGTTTGCAGAAACTGTTGTTACTGCTGTGGCTGTTACTTGATCTGTGCCTGTTTCATGTTCATAGTATATTGTGCAGCCTTCTGTGTTACCAACAACATCATAAGATGTATTTGAGTCAGCATCATAGTCTGTTGCATGTGGTTTACCGAACACGGAAGAGTCTTGCCATGTTGTTCTATCTAAAGTGCCAGTTGTCCATATTGGTCTTTCTGGTGAAGACTCTTGATAATTATAAGTTACACATCTATCTACGACTGTAGAGTTTTCTGTGCAGTAGAACCAAGTAATCTCACCAAACAAATTATTTAGTCCGGCATTAATTAATTGTGATGCTGTTGTATTTAAATCATTGTAAACAAAATCTTCAACTAAACATGGTAATGTTTGAAGAGCACCTGCGTATCTAAAGAAACCATTTTCTGAGAACCAATAAGCAGAACCGTCAACTTCAACAGCTGCGTTCTGTCCTATTAATCCACAGTTTGTACCTACTTGTGTAAAACCAAAAGTAAAAGGAGGACCAATAAAACGCATCGTAAATAATGCAGTATCTGTCCAAACATAAATTGCATCTCTACCTCTAACAGCTCCTACAATTCTAGATCCGTCGGCCAGTCTCTGTGTACCTGCTGTGTTTGTTGCAGTTGGAGTATAAGAATTAATATTTTCTTGATCTGAGAACCTTATAAACATTTGATCTTGTGTACTCGGTGTACCTATTGTTGTTTCTGTTCCAAAGAATACTAAGTGTCTATCTGGTGTAGATACAATCATATCTCTA